AGTTCCACTAGAACCTGTAGTTCCACTAGAACCTGTTACCCCAGTAGTTCCACTAGAACCTGTAGTTCCACTAGAACCAACATCAGGAAAATCAATAACAATACCAAATGCTTCTACTTCTATTTCTAATCTTATTGCTTCAAGACCACGTTGTTGTGATAAAAGTACAGTATCAAAACTACGATTATTTAAATTTGGTTTGTATATTCCTAGAGCTTTTTTTGAAGATGTTACTGCAAATTCAGCAGCTTGTTTCATATCAGTATAAATTTCACGGCAATCTCTTGATTTACCTCTTTTCTCATGTTTCCCTCCGGACATTTATTTCTATGCGTATACATTTTTATAATGTTTTTAACTTCTTAAAATAAATGTTCTTAGATATTTTGTATACGGCGTTAGCAACTATAGGAATAATTATTTTAATTCAAATTGTAGTATTTGTAGGAGCACGTGTATTAGTTCCACCAGAACCTAGAATTATTTATCGCGATGTTCCTGTAGCTGTAGCTGCTAAACCCACGGTTACTTTCACAGAACCTCCTATTCAACAACAAGAAGTAAAGTTACCAGAATATGAACCACGTCAACAGGCTTCAGATTCTTTACGGTTGGACCCCCAATTACCGCCAGGTATTCAAGAAACCCGTCCTCCCGGAATTTAATGTGAAAGTTCCACAATTTATAGGTGAACAAGGATGGATTATTCTTGTATATGATGAAATTCCAAAAGCTTTTTTTATTGGAAAACAAATTAAAGAATTAACGATTGCATTAGATGAAAGATTATTTGGTGATACGATTTTTAGAGTTGAAAAGATTTCGGGTGAAGAACATAAGTATGTTATTTCTGATATTTTTGTGTTTGCTTCTACCAATATCTTTATTAGGACAAACTTCGAAGAAAGGTCCAACTGGCTCACCAAAATACTAAATAGTTTTTATAACCCTATTAAAGGTCTTACTGAATTATATTTGAAAGATTCAAAATTTCCTATTAAGGGATATGAATATTATGATAATAAAAAAGGTTCTAAAGGAATTTATGCAGAAGAAAAAGAAATTGTATATAGAACAGAAATCCCTGATGTATATTTTATTCGTGGTAAATCAGGATATGTTGCTGTGCCTGATTTAAGAACTTCTGAATTTTTGCGTTCTAAAGGTGAAGAGTTTGAATTATTTGTTGAAGAAAAAGAAGGTGTATGGCATATTAAATCTTTTTAATTATATATAATAAATGAGAAGTAAGACTCACAAACGTTCTAAAAAAGGAGGATATTATGGAGCTTCTGGTCCTATAGTTAAAGGTGGTGATGCAATGCAATGGAATGCAGGATCTGAAATGGGTTCATTTACTGCAGATCAAATTAATGCAGGTGCTAAAATGACCGGTGGACGTAGACGTTCTAAGGCTAGACGTGGAAAAAAAGGTCGTAAAACGCGTCGTGGTGGTGGAAAATATGGAGGTGTATCTGCAAGTTATGGAGGAGATGGTGTAGCTGGTATGGCAAATTATAAAGGAGCATCAACGCGTGTTTCAAGTCCTCAAGATATAGCTGCATTTGGAAAATTTAATGATAATGGTGCTTCTCCTGGAAATTTTGGAAGTTTTGGAGGAATGTTTCCTAAGTAAATGATAAATGGATAATTTACTAGCTCTTTTATTAGGATTAGGAGTTTCATATTATTTTTTCTCTAAAGGAACATTTAGTTTAATTTTATGGGGTCTTGTAGGGTATTTACTTTCTTTGAATTACTTTCATAAGTCTAGAACATTCTCTGTTATGGTAGGAATTGCAGTAGCATTCGGAATGATGTATTGGTCAACATATGAAGGGTTTGAAGAAGAAAAATTAGCTGAAAAAAAGAAAGAAGAAGAACCACAAGCTACAGGAAAGTCTGTTCATGCAGATTTAGGAACTACAATTTTACACGCATATAGAAATTTATCACCTGAACAAATAGGTGGTATGCGTCGTGATACAAAAGAATTAATGGAATTACAAAAAGAATTAATGGGAACCTTAGCTGAAATGAAACCTGCAATTGAACAAGGTGCTGAATTATTAGGAACATTTAGTCAGTTTTTTGGCAAACCACCAGACGCTCCATAGCGTCTGCATAAACATACCAATGATATTCTTGATTATTAGTTGATATCCATGGCCCACCTACTTTTTTAACTATAGGCATCCATGAATGTATTTCTTTTTGCAATTCTACAAATCTAAAATAATCTAACCACGATTCATATGCTTTCACTAATGAAATCATATAAAACGGTGAAAAATCTCCTATACAACATTGATAAATAACGTATAAGGGATATAAAATCATTTCAAAAATCAAGGGTAATAATTCAAAATAAGGTTTTAAAAATTTCTGTTGCAATTCTAAAAATTCTTTAACTAATGAAAAATATGGTTTTTTTTCTATTGTGATCTTTTCTTTTTTAATCTTCTTTTTTAATTGTTTCTTTGTTGGGATCATTTATTATTATACCTTCTGAAGGAAAATCAAGCATATCTAACGTCATTGAACAATACTTCCAAAGTTTAACATATGGAAAAAATACTTTCAGCATTCCAAGAGTAATTTTATTACCATTAACAACAAAAGGTTGAAGTTCTTCTGTCATATTTTTATCTCCATCACCAATCCATATCCATCTTTTATTTGGTATTTCATGAATAATCATATAAGCTTCTTGATAAGTTGTTGGCTTATATTTTTGATGAATTCTATATTTTTTACAATACAAATCACTAGAAGTATATTCTATAGTTTCAATCCATACTTCTTTATTATCAATAATAAATTCTTGAAATTCTGATGAAATCTCAGGAATTTTTGAATAACAGAATCTTCTACAACAATTAAACATTTTTTATTTATAGGCTTAAAAGATTTAAATTGAATTTGAAGGTTCAGGAACTTCACCTGCTTGAACTTGTCCAGGATCTTTAGAAAGTGGCATAGTAAAACGTTCAGCAAAAGCTACAGAAAGAGTTCTATCCATCTGTAATCCCATTGCAATAGAAGTAGCTAAAGCCATAATTATAAATGGTGTGCTAATAATTACCCAAGATACTATACCTAAATCAAACTTACAAAATGCATTTAATAAAAATATTTGAACTAGACCAGTAACTACTTTAATTCCTGCCATCCAATAAAATCCTAAAGATAAATCCATAGCTATGTGAACTACAACATACAACATAAACAAAAAAGCTGGAGGGCATAAATCTTCGATAAAACGCATTTTCGTATTTACATTTAAGTATATACAAAAGATGGAGGCTAATATTCAAAAACTTATGAATCTAGATTGTTCTCGTGAAGAAGCTATTGAATTGCTAGAAAAAACTAATGGAGATCCTCTTGAAGCATTATCTTTAAAAATGGGTGTTCGAGTAAAAAGACGACGTCTCAATGAAACTCAAGAATTTTTTGCAGGATTAAGAAAAAACATGGAAAAATTAGAAGATAGTATTCAATCTGGTTATTCTAAGACAAATCAATCCGAGTCTTTGGAACAAGACGAGATGCAAACCCGCCCCGAAGAAATGGTTCAACAAAGTAATTGTGATCAGGAATGTCAGATTCCTTCTCAGGAATTAGAGGTGCAAATACCGGAAATTGCTTGTCAGTCACCGTCTGGATACTTTTACGATTCGCAGTTGAGTGACCAAAAATTAACTTAGATTCATCAGGAACTGCATCAGGATCACCTCCACCCATAAATGGAGTTGTTGCCCATGGACGTTGAAATAATTGTTTAGGACCCTTATATTTTACAGTTGCAGGATCACCCCAAAGAAGATCAGTATGTGTATCAATTGCACATCCACCACCTGCAGAATTACCAAACCCAGCTTTAGGAATTAATCCAACATATTCTGCGGCTCCTTGAAATGCAGATGAACCTCCACATGTTGATGGAGAATTCATATAATACGATGCATCCATGTTACGTTTTGACCCACCTGCATTACCACCTTGATCTTCAGGATTACGAGTTACTGCATGGAATAAAGGCAGCATTTATAAATCATTTAGAAACAAATATTATTATAAGGTAATCCAATGTCGTGGGGGTATCATTTAATTCTTGATTCTTCTAAATGTATGAGAAGTGCTATTCGGTCGTCATCAATTATTACTCAATTCTCAGATGATTTAGTAAAAAAAATTGATATGGTTCCTTACGGTCGTCCACAAATTCAACATTTTGGTTCAGGAAATAAAGCAGGCTATACCTTAGTTCAATTAATTGAAACTTCAAATATTGTTGCACATTTTGTTGAAGAAACTGATGATATGTATTTAGATGTATTTTCTTGCAAACCTTATGATCCATCTCTTGTAGAAAATGTTGTTCGTTATTATTTTCAACCTTTACAATCAAATTCTAAATTTTTAGTTAGACAAGCTGGTAGACCTCCATATTTTTCAAATGCGTTTAAAGATCGTGAACCAGTTCTTGTTTAAAAAATACTATAAAATAATTATAAATGCAGATTCTTCTTGCAATTATTGTTGTTTTGTGGTGGATTTCTTTATGGGGATTACAAGATATTTTAGTTGAACAATGGACAAGAGCAGAAAAGTTTTATTTATATATATCAATTTTAGCCTTTGTTTCAATTATTGTAATGATTTTTCCAGAGATTGTCAAAAAATTTTAAATTTTAAAACTTAATATATAATATGTGCTATAGTCCAGAAGTTTCATTTGGAACATGGTTAGTAGGAATAATTGCTTCGGTATATCTATATCAAAATAAAAAACCTTTTTTGTTTCCATTAGTTGTAGCTCAAATGCAACTAGTAGAAGGATTACGATGGATTAAATTATTTGATGAAAATTTACTTGGTATTCTAGGAAAAATAGTTTTATATTCACAACCTATTGCTGCTTTTTATGAAGCTAAGAAATACTCATTTATTTTTCCATATATTTTAATTCAATCATTTGTAGAATTATTTTATGGTTCACGCGATCTTAGATTTGTTGTAGCAAATGATGGACATTTCGAATGGAAATGGATTAAAAGTCCTTTTTCAATTGAAACTATTCCTTATTGGATAGGATTATTACTTGGAACATCATTTATTTTATCTAAGGAAGTTGGACTAATTATGTTTGGATTACTTGCGTATTTCTATATCAATCATTCAAAATATAATACATATGGATCTTTATGGTGTGTTTCTGTAAATTTATTATGGATTTATTATTTACTTAAGTGAAAGTATGTTTT